GCCTTCATCGCCTTCGCTTGCGCCTCTTGCGCGGCGGCTTGCAGGTAGAGCGCTTGCGGGTCGGGCTGCGCGTTCTGCGCGGCTGCGGCCATCTCCTTCGCCTCTTCCTCGGTCGGCTTCACCGCGCCCATCTGCACGAGCTTCTTGCGGAAGAACGATCGCACGTCGGAGATGCCCTCGCCCTCGATGTTCATCATCGCGATGGATTCGAGGACGGCCTTCGTCTGCGGGTCGGAGGCCACCGCGATGAGCGGCGTGAGCGCGCGCACTGTTGCAGTGCGTTTGCTCTGCGACGACGGGCCGACTTCAACGCTCACGTCGAAGCGTGCGCGCGAGAGGTCGTTCTCCATCTCGACGGCGCCCGTGTTTCCGATGGTCGGCTTCAGCAGCTCGACGGCAGACGCGCCGCCTTCGGCGTCGACGGTCTTCATCGTGCGGCCCTCTTCGACGTAGACCTCGCGCGCCATGCCGAGCCACACTTCGCCGCAGCGCTTCATCGCCTTCGCGAAGTTGGAGACGTAGATGAAGGTTTGCATGTCGAGGCGCTGCTGCACGGCGGTCACCGTCTCGGCTGCCACGTTCGCGCGCACTTGATCGCCTGCCTCGGCGTTGCCGAGCACGTCGCGCATGTCTTGCTCGGCGATCTGAATCAGCGCGGCGAGAGCGGGCGGAACCTGCGGCGGCTTCGTGTAGCCGAGCGGTCCCGAGGGCGCTTCCGAACCGTCGGGGTTCGTGATGCGGTTCAGCAGCAGGTACGGGAAGTTGCGCAGGTTGTCCTGTTCCCACATCCATTGATGGCCCGCGACCTGCTCGGGGTCGAAGAGCGGCTTTTCGACCGACGAGAGCGCGCTGATCTCGGCGAGCTTCGAGCGCTGCATGTTCGCGATGCGCTGCGCGTCCTTCGCGAGCCTGACGTGCCCCATGCATCGCTCGATGTTGTCGACGAACCAGCGCTTGCCGTACGTGACGACGATCGGGATGTTCGGCCCTGCGATGAGTCCGAAGTCTTCGAGCACGCGACCGCCGGAGAGCAGGTACTTGTGCACGCGGCGCGTCTTGCGACGCTTCGACGGCATCTCCGTCGCGCCGGTGCTCATGAGCATCTGTTCGAGCGTCTCGTCTTCGTCGAACTCGGCGCGCGTGTAGGTCTGCTCCGAGCCGTCGAGCAGGCGGAAGATGCGAAGCGTCTCCGTGCGCTCTTCGACGCGATAGTATTCCGCGATGTACACCACGTCAGGCGAGCACCAATCGAAGTACGTCTCGTAGATTTGCTTCGGCCAAGACGACGGGTTGTCTTCGAACTGCGCCTCGTACTCCTCGGGCGTCATCGACGAGATGACGAAGCAGTAGCGCGCGTCGCTCTTGTCCTGCCGCTTCGCGTCGAGGTCGAAGTAGACCGACGTGTCAGCGTCGAAGATAGGCTCGATGCGGATGCGCTGGCGCTCGTTCTCGGGGTCGAGTTCGTCTTCGAGCACGGAGCGAAGACGCCATGCGCCCATGCCGCCGCCGACGGCTTCCTCGAAGGCGTTGTCATAGGCTTCGTCGGCAACGCTGTCCTGCTCGTCGGCGCGGTAGAGCCCATCGCAGAGGTCGGCGAGCTTGTCGGCCTCGCGTCCGTCCTTCGGCACGTAGTCGACCGTGATGCGGTTCGCGCGGTACTCGTTGATGATGCGCATCACCGAGAGCGCGACCTTGTTCACTTCGAGGCGCGGCCTGTTCTCGAACTGGCGCTGAAGCGGCCCCTCCCACTGTGCGCCCGCGATGCTGTAGAAGCGCCGGTCGTCGAGGCACTGACGCCTCTCATCCTGAAGCGCAAATTGGATCGTGTTGAAGCGGCGCAGGGCCTCGTCGTGGATGCGTGCGAGCTTCGCTTCTTTCGTCTCGGCCATGTCTCCCCCGTATCACCGACGCCAAGCGTGCGCCACGGGTTGCGGTGGCTGGAGTTGCACGGGCTTCGCCGCCTGCACTCGACGCGCGCCTTCGCAGGCGTAGCGCAGGGCGTCGATGACGTGGTTGTCGCGGTCGTCGAGCACCGGGAGGACCGCGCCCGTCAACGGGTCGGCCTTGTAGGCGTAGAGCGTCAGCTCGTCGATGAGGTGCACGCAGCGCGGGTGAACCACGATGTCGTGCGACTTCAGCCACTCGACGCCCTCTTCGAGCGAGCGCGGACCCTTCACCGCCGCCATGATCTTCGGGAAGCCATGCTTGCGCATGTGCGCGATGGTCTCGGGGCGCGCCGAGTCGGCGACGATGGGCCACGTCTCCGAGCCCGGTACCGTGAGGAAGAGCGCGGGCGTGTCGACGATCTCGACGCCGACGCCGTACGCCTCGAAGTCGACGTAGAGCGTGCGGCCCTCGATGTAGCAGCGCACGAGCACCGTCGGATCGACGGCGAAGCCCCAGTCTGCGCCGAAGCGAATGACCGCATCGCGAGGCGCTTCGAACTCCTCGACGCGCCAGTTCTTGAAGACGCGCCGCTCCGAGTTGCGCAGGTACTCTCCTGCCCAGACGTGGCGGAACTTGTCGGGGTCGCGCTTGCGGTCGTACTCCAGCTCCGCGCGCAAGACCTCGGGGAACCAGGGGTTCGCGTCATAGTTGACGGTCACGAGCTTCGAGCGCGGCGGCATCGTCTCGCCGGAGAACATCGCGTCGACGGGATCGGTTGCGGCCTTCGGGTTCCACGAAAAGATGAGCTGCGAGCCAGGCTGACGAATCGTCGGGATGAGCACGTCGAGGCTCGCCTGCGAGACGCTCTGCGCTTCCTCAATCCAGCAGATGGTGACGCCTTCCATCGACTTCACCGAGTCGACGTTGGTTCGCAGGCCAGCGAAGAGGAAGAGCGAGCCATTCGCCCCGCGAATCTCCGTGTCCGTCGACGTGAAGAACGCGCGAAGGCCAGCGCGTTCGATCTCGTCGTCGAGCAAGCGCTTCACCGAATCCTTGATGCTCTTCTGGATCTCGCGCGCGCAAAGGATGCGGTGCGGCTTCTGCGCCGCGCGGAGCACGAGCGCCGTCGCAATGCTGCGCGACTTGCCGCCACCGCGCCCGCCACGGACGGCGATGTTGCGCGGCTCCTCCTCGAAGAGCACCGAGGCCCATTCGGGAAGACTGACGGAGCCGCTCACCGAGCCGCCCCGCGTTGCTCGCGCCAGGATGGCCCGTAAGCGCGCTTTGAGCTTCTCGACATCACTTGCCCTCTGGCTTCACGAAAGAGACCGTCACGGCCGCCTGGAGCGGCGCGGATGCGTCGCCTGCGACTTCGAGGCGCTCGCCGTACTTGCGAGGCGCGAGCTTGCTCAAGAGCCACTTGCGCGTGTCGACTTGCAGGCGGTGCTTCTGAATCCACCCGCCGTCGACCTTCCCATCTGGGCCAAGCGGCGGCGGCTCGTCGGCGATGTCTGCAAGCTCTTGCGCCATGCGTTCGACGAGCGTTTCCCTCGCGCACGCGTATTTGACGGCAAGCTGCGGATCCGTCGCCGTCCACTCGGTCCAAGTGCCCCACGGAACGCCAGCGGCCTGCGTCGCCTTGTACGCAGAGAGACCCTTCGCCATGCCGTCAAGGACGGCCTGCTTTTGCGTCTCCAGCTGCTCCGGTGTGCGACGCTTACTCACAGGCGACTTTTCATCTTTACCGTTGGACTTCTTCATTTCATGCCCTCTGCGTCAAAGCGTACCACGTACCCTGCGACCCGCATCGTACGGCGGTACTGTTGGTACTCTATTCTAAGAATAGAGTACCGTACGTACCTCGCCGAGATGTTTTGCCACGGGTACGGAAATTCATTTCGTACCTTCCGTACCGTGAGTACTGCACATAATTTTAGCGTGCATTTTTCCTAATCAACATCGAGTCAGCATGAATTGACGGCACAGTACGCCACCCATTTTCGTGTGCGACGATGTGTTCAGCGTCGAGAAGGTCGCGAACCATCTTCCCTGGCTCCGCTGAAGCCTTTACTTGCTGCGCTGCGTAAGAACCGGAAACGCCCATGCTGGAAAGCCAGTACGACTTCAGCGCGCTTCGGCTGATGTACGGCTGACCGTCCCTCGTCTCCGCGCCGGAGTCCCACCACGCGTTCTCGAACGTCTTCCGGTGCTTCTCGACGCGGCTGTCTTTCTTGGCGGGCTTCGTCGTCGGCTCTGGAGCCTCTCCGGCAACAATGACGGCACTCGTCACAGGCTGACCGTCTTCGTCAATCCAGCCCGTGATTTCGACCTGGTGCAGCTCGACGTGCATTGGCGTCGCGACCTCGGCGTCCTTGCTCTTACGTTGGACGATCTCAATGGAGCCATCGCCCTTCGGAGGTACGACGCTGATCTCGATGTCGAGCGCGCCTCGCCATGCGCTTGATCCGCGCGCCCGATGCTGCGCTTCGTCTGACACGCCGGTGTGGTGCACGAGCACGACGGAGCACGCGAACTCGGCCATGAGGCGCGCGCAGGCGTCGAGCATCGTCTTCGCGTCCTGCGCCGAGTTTTCGTCTCCACGGAGGAAGCGGTGCAGCGTGTCAACGATGATGACGCGCGGAAGCACCTTCAGCGCCCGCACGGCGTCAGCTACGCGCTGGTAGCCCTCTGGCGTGTTGAGGTCGCACCCGGCCTTTGAGAGCCACATGTCGAGGCGCTTCGCGCCGTGATGCTGCTTCCAGGCTGCGACGCGACTGCGTAGGCCGTGGTGCCCCTCTCCGGCAAGGTAGACGACGGGGCCGGGGCGAACCTTTGCGCCGTGCCAGTCGTCGATTCCTGCCGCCATCCTGAGCGCCCAGTCGAGCACGACGAAGGTTTTTCCACCGCCGCTCGGGCCGTGCACCATGATGAGCGCGTCGGCTTGCCACCAGCCCTTGACGAGCCACGCGATCGGAGATGGCTTTGAGGCGAAGTCGTCGGCGGGAATGAGCCACTCATCGCGGGCTGGCGCAAGGAGCGATGCGAGGTCGTGACCCGCTGCACGGTAGTCGTTCGCGTCGCCGAGCTCCGGCGGGATGATGACCCGCGCCCCGTGCTTCGCCGATGCTTGCTCGGCGTACCGCTGCCCCACCCCGCCTGCGTCGTTGTCAGCCACGATGACGATCTCCGCAAATGCGCCGAGCTTCTCACGCCACACACCAACGACGGGCACCATGTTGCTCGCACTGTACGCCACGACGACGGGCCGACCGCTTACCTCGTGCACGGTTGCTGCGGTGGCGAATCCCTCGGCGACGTAGAGCGGTCCCGGCTCATCGAGCGTGCCGATGACGGTGAAGCGCCCGCCGACTGCTCCGCCAGGATGGTAGAGCTTTGCACCCGCATGGTCGATGTACTGAAGCGACGAGAGCGACCCCTCGCCATCGTAGAGCGGAGCGACGAGGCGACCGTCGGAAGTGATGCGAAGGCCGTGCGCCCGGATGCCTTTCCGCGTCAGGTACGGGTGCGCGTCGTCTGCTCCTGCGCAGCTTGCCCAGATGGTCTCCACCATGTCGGCGGCAATGGCTTGCGCTCGCTCGCGCTCCGCGTCCCTCGCCTTCTGCGCCTCGCGGATGCGGTTCGCGTAGGCCATGTGATCGGCGTCCGTGAGTTCGCGCCCCGCCTCCGCTCGCCAAGGCACGTCGAGCCCCGTTCGCCAGTCTCCGAAGCGTCCCGCCGGGATGCCGTCGGGAAAGAAGACGTACCAGCCCGACTTGTCGCGCTTTCGGTCCGTTGCGAAGCGGTGCACCTTCCCGTCGAAGTGAAGGTGCTGCGGTGGCTCAATGCCTGCCGACCGCATCGCTTCGGCTGCTTGCACGTCCGGCGCTTCCGGCTGGCGAAGCGGGACGACGTTGGTTGGCACAAACGGCTGTCCGCCGAAGTAGCGTGTGAGGTCAGCCATGATGCGTTTTCCCCTTCCGAGCCTTCGCGCTCGTGCGATGACATTCCTTGCAACACGCAACGAGCTTCGCGCCAGCGTGAGCGGCGAGAATCTTCCTTTCTACCTCAAGCGCAGCCGGGAATCGAAACGGCTCGTTTGACCAGTAGTCGAACGCTGCGAAAGCTGCGCGTTCCTCCTCATCGGTGAGGCCGTCAAGAATCGCGCGAGCGATCTCCTTGAACTCCGGTGCGGCGTGGTCGACCTCCTCCGACGGAGCCGCGTTGCACACCTCGCACACCGGGTGCGCTTGGCGGTACGCGAGCACAATCGGCCTCGTCGCGTCTCGAAGCGCGCGCACGAAGTGATCGCGCATGTCGGGCTCGTCGATGCACTTCGACCACGACACGGTGAACCAGCCGCGACCTTCGAACCAGCCCTCAAAGACGTAGCCGCCAGGCATGAAGAGTTTCCGGAACTTCGTCGGTGCCACACCGACGCGCGAAAGAAAGTAGTGTTTCTCCAAGATGAGCGACCGAATCAGCTCATCTTCGAATTCCTCGCCGAGTCCGCGAGGCTCTAGGCTCGCGCGCACCGCTTCGCGCGTCTGCTTCTTCGACATGCTGCGGAAGAAGCTCATCGGTTGCCCTCCAAGTAGCGCGACAACGCTTCGAGCGTAGACGCCTTGGGGTCGCCCTTCCCGTCTCGGATGCGCGCAACGGTGAGCGGAGAAATGCCGGTCGCTTTCGCCACAATGTCAAGCCGACGGTCTGCCAGCAGCTTGCGGATCTCTTCAGTGGTCATCATGCGGCAAAGCATACACAATGCACAAGCTAACACGCAAGAATAAAAAACGACAAGGCGAGAGAAAAAAACATTGACGAAAGAAGCGCGCGGGCGTAGTGTCTCTCCATCGCCCAAACGGAATCACCCGACCGAGGCGACGGAGACACGACGATGAGCACGAACACCATCACCACCGAGCAAGCCAAGAAGATCATGAAGCTCCGCAACTGGAGCGAGACGATGATCGCGGGCGTCCTCGTGACGCGAATGGACGGCGAGTTCAAGTTCAGCCCCAACCCGAGCAACCTGGACGCGGGTTGCTACTGGATGGATCGCGAAGAGGTGAAGGAGATCGCGACCGCCTGAACCCCCCAAGCCCCGCCCCATGAGGGCACGCGACGCTCGATGCGTCGGCGGGGCTCCCCGACAAACCCGAATCACCGGACCCGTCGGAGCAAGGACAATCGAATGGCCATCAGCATCAAACGCACCTCTCGCGCCGCTGGCGCGGTGAAGGTGCTCGTGTACGGCGCCGCGGGCGCTGGCAAAACGTCGCTCATCCGCACGCTCCCGAGCCCGATCGTGCTC